TGGTTTATGAGCACCTTTACGTTTTATAAAATTAATAGTGTCTCTTATGCCACCAGGCTTAGGTGGATCCTTATCTTTATCTTCTTTTGATTTTGGCTTAACGTAGTATCTTTTTTTCTTTTTCTTATCATTATTTTTGGCTTCGTTTAAACCAACTTGAATATCGTTGTATGGAATTGTTACATACTTGTCCAAAGCCTGTGAGTAGTACAAAGCAACTTTTTGATTGTCTGGATACACTCTAATGGCCTTTCTTTTTAAGATAAGAACCGATGGCATCTCTTTATCAGTGGGCCAACCAGCCTTATATCTTGGATCAAATTTGGAATATGTATCCATCTTAGCTTCGGATACATTATGAACATTCTGTCTAACTTTACGATAAACCTGATCATCACTAACAACCTGTGAGATAAGGGAATCAAGAAGATTTACAAGCATACGCTTTTCTTGAGAAGTTATCTTATCGGCCGACTTATCAAGAGCGCGTTTTAAAGCAGGAAGTTTTTTGGAATCATACAAACCAGCACGAACAAGAGCAGAAAGCTTACGATCTTCTTTCTCTTCTTTTTCAGTAATTAAATCAAATTGCTCGCGGATCTGTTTGATATCCTTCATTGTATATTATTCCTTTGTCTTACCGAAATAACTTTTAGCAATAGCAATCTTTTGCTCTTCTAGCTTCTCAACAGCCTTTGTAGTTAAAGCGGAAGAAAAGTTTTGACGCATTTCATCTAGATTACCTTCTAGAATGCTGTCCAATGCTTTCTTAATCGACATGTTTGTTCTCCTAAACGATTAGTATTATATTTATGAATCTTCTATAACTGAGCAATGGAAAAGCGCAATTGAACTAGTTCCGTAAGCATCCGTAAAAAGATTTGAATCAAGCACATGAGGACCTGATATAACTTTAATCCTTGATCCTCTTGGAAGAAGTGTTTCTCTTTCACCTGAATTGGCTGAAACAGCATCAAGGTATATTGCTTTTTGACCTTTTTTAAGTTCTACCTGTAATACAACTGGTTGGTCTTTATCTCCAACATCAGCAAATCCACCAATAGCAGTATTGAAATCTAGTGATGTGGAAACGTACCCTCTAAAAACATATTCACCACCGAGCTGAAACTTATCTGCGCTATAACGAGAACTAAGACCAGAATATACAGTATATGGAAATGGTGTTTGCGTCTCTTCAAAAGCGGAATCTAAAGTTTCTATTGTACGATTTAGATAATCGTCCTGTTCTTTTGTGGCGCCTTCATCATGACCTTTATATAGGTATCTGTTTATATCTGCGTATCCATCACCGGTATAATCTTCAATGGCTTGTAGTTCTGTTTCATCAAACATGTTTGGTTGATAAAATTTAAAAAGTTCTTTATCTACCGCATTTGCATCTTTGTATAGGTCTTTTAATATTTTAGTGTCTTCTTTACTTCTTTTGGAGTTAACGCCGGTATAGAAATCCGCATCTTTTTTAAGAAGATCAGCCTTACTTGGTTGTGTTGGTTGCCCTTTAGCAGTTGGACTTATGTTCTTCTTTTTAGATACAGGTTCACTCTCTTTTGCCATATAAGCTTTATGATACATTTTATCAAGATCACTTCCGCTTTTATATGGAATAAGTTTATCGTCATGCACTAGATAAGCAAGGTTACCTTTTCTATCAGCATAACGACCGAACCCCATATAAGTCAAACCCATCTTACGAGCTTCTTTAGCGGCCGCAGATTTAGGTTCAGACTTAGCCTGAAGAGCTAAACTTTCATCTAAATATTCACCAAACTTCTTCAACGAACAGGCTCCAAAGTGTCATTTACAAAGCGTTGACGATTCTTTGTTTGTCCCATATCCATTGGATCCATTGTATCTTTACCTGTTCCATCTTGAACTGGCATTTGTTCTGGTGCTGCGCCTTGTTGAGCAGCATATTGCTGCATCATATTTTCAGTTGGTGTTGGCGGAACAATATTTGGTTGTGGTGGAGCAGGCGGTAATGGATTGCCCATTTCATCTGTTGGAAGTGGATTACCCTGTTCATCAACTGGTGTATTAGCAGCTTTTTCTTCTTCGATTTGCTGCATGATTTCTTCAATCTCATCATCGTCCATTTGAAGAACGTTCTTACGAACCCATGCCATTGAGTAGTAACGACCAACATATGGATCAACTAACTGAAGAGTTGTGATTCTATTTTGAAGGAGTTCAGCTTCTTTAAGTTCGGTAAAGTTGTTATCTTTCTTAAAGTCATACCAAATGTTTTCCTTAAACTCTTTCCATTCTTCTTCGGTGCAAATCTTCTTAAGCACAAGTTGAAGACGAAGTAGTTCATCAAATAGTGTAGAGAACTTGTTACGGAGACGATTAACAAACTTTGTAAACTTTAGCTCATCTCTTGTGATTTCTGTCGAACGACCAAGAGAGAAACCCTGCGACTGTTCCAAGCGAGAGATAGGAACACCAAGAGCCTTGTATAGCTTCTTTTCAAAGTACTTAACGTCTTCCAACTCACCAAGGTTCATACCGCCCGGTAGAGTTGTGATTTCTGTACCTTTACCGCCTTCACGACGAGGTAACCAGAAGTCTTCAAGCATGGAAAGATGCTTACGATCATCCTTGATTTCGCCTGTGCTGGAATCATATACCAGCTTGTTACGATACTTAGCCATAACATCACGGAGATACTGTTCGGCCTTGATTGTTGGCATGTTACCAACATCGATATAGAACACTCTGCGCTCGGGCGCGCGTGAGAGACGGTAGATGACTGTTGCGTCTTCTACCATACGAAGCTGGTTAAGAGGTTTGATAGCTTTGTGAAGATAAGAAAGAACCATGGCTCTCTTTGAGTCCATTAGACCCGAGTTAACATTGACTACAGCATCAATAGCAATCTTTGTGCCTAAGTTAGAGTGAGCACCTATCATACCTCTTTCATTGTAGAGGTAATATTCTTTCATATTCTTAATGATTTCCATACCTGATTCGGTATCTTTGGCTTTCTGGATTTCGCGGATCTTGCGAATTCGACGCGGATCAATGTATCTAAGTTCTTGAATGCCTTTAGCTGGCGACTTGTCGTCAATGATAACGTGATAGAATAATCTACCATCCGTATACCAACGACGGAATAGTTCATGCCCCATGTTACCAAAATCTAGGAGCTTAAGAACATAGTCAAACTCTTCTCTAATCTTCTTTTTAATATTGTCTGGTTGTTTTAGTTCGTCGGTATCAAGTTCAACACCAGATTCGGAATCATCATTAACGATTGCCTCATTAACGATTTCATCAATAGCAGTTTCCAACTCTGGCTGCATAGCCATTTCACGATAGCGAGTGATAAGTTCGATTTCGTTTCTAACAACACCGTCAAGATCGACATAGGTACCATAATAAGCACCTGACTGAATAGTTACAGCGCCGTCATCATTTTGTGGCAGCGCGAAAGATTTATTCTTTTCTTCTTGATCTTGTTGTTTTTTGCGACTTATCTCAAAGCCAAAAAGTTGGACCATTACTCACTCCAGTTTGAATGGGTGGGGATTTCTCCCCACCCTGTTATATAATATAATTAGACTTGAACGGCGCTTGGGCCGGCCTGAGTCGAATCTGTAGTAGCCCTTGATGCTGGGTTTGTAGATTCCCACCACTGATAAGCAAAAGTCACAGAAAACTCTTCGATTGAATCGTTTGCTCCCCAATCAACTTCGATTGGACTTACTTCGATTGGGAACATTCCTACGAACTTGTATTCCTTGATTACATTACCAGCTTTACCAAACTGTGTTATATATGCGTCTTTCTGGTAAGATAATGGACTTACAAGAGATCGAAGATTGCCAACATGCGAGTTGAGCGCACTCATCCACTTTTCGAATGAGTTTCGAACTTTAAAGTCTTCGTCGTTGATGATTACCACAGTCCATTCAGAGAAGATTCTATTTCCTGAAAACTTTAGTTCACGACCAAAGTAGTTAACAGGAATTGAATTTACTGTTGATCCTGGTAATTGTGCCGAACGACACATGAAGTTGAAAGCGACTTCAGAGCCGCTTTCTCCGTTGATGTTAACAGTTAGATCAGGAATAGTGCAAGAGAATAGATTAGGTCTTGCACCATCTCCTACCATCTGTGATCTAAAATTTGCTACGTTAAACTCTGCCATTTTATTCTCCTCTGAATCTATTTATGTTCATTTTATTGATTAAAACTTACCAACGATTTCATCAAAGGCAACACCAGTTCTAACAGCCACAAAGTTAAGCTGAATGAAGTTGATGCTT